AAATCCCGATCGTGGTCGTGTTCGGCATCCGCCAGATCATCGACGGCATCGAGCGCTTTCAGGGCGCCGTGCGCCTCGCGAAAGACTCGCAGCGCCTGTACAACATGCAGATCAGCACGCTCGCGGATATCACCGCGTTCACGCCGCGGGAGAAGCCGATCTTCACGCCAGAGCAGATCGCAGGGCATGAGCTGACATGGGCTGGCGATCTGGTCGAGAACAATCCGTACCTGCTGATCAACCCGATCACCGGCGCAGATGGCTCGTCGACCGTTTCCGGTCCCATCGGCACGCTCAAGCAGCCCGACGTACCGCCCGCGCTCGCCGGCCTGGTGCAGATCACGGCTGCGGACATGCTGGACGTCACCGGTGGCGATCTGGCGGCCAATGAGGTGCATTCGAACACGTCCGATGCGCTGGTGAGCCGCGTGCAGGCGCATCAGGACATGCAGGTGTATATCTTCACCGACAACATGGCGCGCGCGATGGAGCGGTGCGGCAAGATTTATCTGTCGATGGCCTGCGAGGTCTACACCGAAGATAACCGGCAGTTCTCCGCGGTCGGCGAGGACAAAACGACCGAGACGACGAAGATCAATGTTCCGTCGCTCGACGCTTCTGGCAAGCCAGCTATCACGCGCTCATTCACGCCCGGGCTCGACGTGTTTATCGACGTCGGCCCGGCATTCAACAGCCGCAAGGATGCGACCGTGAATGCGCTCGCGAAGATCATCCCCGGTGTCGCCGACCAGCAGACCCAGCAACTGATGATCATGACGCTGGTGCGCAATCTGGACGGCGAGGGTATGACCGAGCTTTCTGATTTCGCGCGCAAGCAGCTGGTGCAGGCCGGCGTCGTCAAGCCGACCGACGAGGAAAAAGAGGAACTGGAACAAGAGCAGGCCGCCGCTGCCAACGCGCCACCGGACGCCGCTACCGTCGCGCTGCTCGCACAGGCGCGCGAGTCGGACGCCAACTCGACGAAATCGCAGGCTGCCGCCGTGCAGTCGCTGTCGACTGCCGAACTCAACCAGGCGAAGGCCGCGCAGGCTGTCTCGCAGACCAACGCATCGCAGCTCGCGACCATCATCCACATGTTGCAGGGCATGCAGGGCAACGTGCAGGGAACGGCCGACCAGATCAGCGCGAGCCAGCCAAAGCATCCGATGGACAGCAAGGTGGACGCCGCGCTCGCAAGTGGCAACGCTGCGCCGTCGCCGGGCATCAATCCTCTGCATGGCGTCCAACAGGTCGACCCTGACCCGACCGCGCAGCAGCTGACCGCCGGCAATGTGGCCGCGCCGCCGCCGGCGCCGGTGCATGCCTCCAACCGTCCTGCTGTTGGCCGATGAGCGACGTATCGCTTCCGGATTGGGGGGAGTGTCTGCTGACGCAGGGGCCGCGGTATACCATCCTTCACGGTGGACGCGGCTCCGGCAAGTCAATGACTGCGGCTACCGCGCTCGTGATTCGCGCCGCGTCAGCGCCGCTGCGTATCCTCTGCTTCCGGGAAATTCAGGAGTCGATCGACGAGTCGGTCAAGGCGATCATCGAGCAGCGCATCAAGGATTGCGGGCTCGGCGACTTCTTCACGATTACGAAGCGTGAAATAACCGGCGCCAACGGCTCCAAGTTCATCTTTCGCGGTCTGAGCGACGAAACGGCCGATTCGATCAAGTCGCTGTTCGACATCGACATCGCATGGGGTGAGGAAGGGCAGGCGATCACCAAGCAGTCGCTCGATCTGTTCCTGCCGACAATCCGGAAAAACACGTCCGAGATCTGGTTCACGATGAACCCGGAACTCGACACCGATCCGGTCTATACGACGTTCATCCAGAAGCGGCCAGCGAACGCGCGCATCATCGAGGTGAACTGGGACCGGAATCCGTTCTGGAATGCCGCGATGGAAGCGGAACGGCTGCGCTCCAAGGCTGACGATCCGGACGATTACGACCATATCTGGGAAGGCGTGCCGCGCTCCGCGGTGGCCGGCGCGATCTACCGTCGCGAGATGCACGTCATCGCCACCGAGAACCGCATCCGTCCGCTGCTGCCTGACCCGGTGCTCGGCACGCATGCTGTGTTCGACCTTGGCATTGACGACATGATGTCGATCACGATCTCGCAGGCGGATATCAGCGGGTTGCGCGTCGTCGGCTTCCATGAGGACAACAATCACGCCATCGAGCATTACTGCGAGTGGCTGAAGGACAACGGCTGGAAGGGTGCCGTCATCTGGCTGCCCCACGACGGCAACGCGCGCTCGGTGCAAACCGGCCTGACGACGAAGCAGACGGTCCAGAAGCTCGGCTGGCAAGTTGAGACGGTGCCTGACATCGGTGTCGAGCCCGGCATCAAGATGGCGCGCACGGCGCTGAAGAACGCGTTCTTTTCGGACTCGCCCGATGTCGACGAGTTGATCGAGCACCTGCGCCGCTACTCACGCAACAAGGCAGGCCACCCGAAGCATGACGAGCATTCGCATGCGGCGGACAGCTTCCGCTACACCGCGGTGGCGATGACGCATTTCAAGAACGTCTCGGAGAGGAAGCGCGCCGCCGCGACCGCCGCGGCGCAGGTGCGTGTGATCCCGACGGTCACACACTGGAACAATGCAAGTCGATGACCATGCTGAGGCGGTCGACCGACGACTCGTTGCGCACCTCATGCTCCAACTCGTTGCGAAACCAGAACAGGCGGCCAGTCAGCATCTGCATCGCCTCATCCTTGCTGCCATCGCTTTCCTCGCCGCAGTAGATCACGGCGCCGGGTTGGCCCTGAATCACCAGGTGGAAGCGGCGCCAGTAGCGCACGTGCTCTGGCGTGTCGGCGTGCCGGAAGATGCGACCGCCGGGCTTGATCCGGTTGATCATCACGCGGCCGATGCGCGTCGCACGGGTGAAGCGCGCGAGGTCGAACACGAAGTCGTGTGCCTGCGGTAGCTGATCCCACGCCGGCCAGCAGATCGACTCGTGCTGATCGTACCCGGCCAGTTTGTTTGCCTTGTAGCGCTCGATCTGCTTCTCGGTCAGGCCGGTGGCGATCTTCGGGAAGCGCAGCATGATCGTGTCGGTGTCGCCGAACGGCCCTTGCGGGTACTTGCGCAGAAAGTCGTCAGCCTGCCAGCGCGCCGGCTCCATGGCGACGGTGAGCGCGAGCGCGGAGACATCCAGATTCTCTTTCAGGATTTTGAAGTGGCGCATATCAGAACGGGATTTTGAAGACGACGACGATCGTTGCGAGCGCAGCAATCGCGGTGAACCAGCCGAACACGGTTTTGAGCACGTCCAGTCCATTGCGGCGCACGTCGGCCACCAGTTGAGCCGGCATTGCGCATACCTCCGCGGCGGCATCGATCGCTGAGTTGCGCGTCAGGTACAGCAGGCGCAAACCGGCCAGCCCGAGGAATAGCCAAAACGTGACGGAAGGCGGCAATAGAAACGCGGCCCCGATGCATATCCAAACGACCAGAATTACCCACATGGTTTTCCTTCTTTAAACGCGTTGCATGTGCGCATATTAGACGTATTTCGCACTGCCAGAGGCATATTTCCCCGTATACTCAGCACGTTACAAATTTCCACCTGAAGGGGTGAGCGAATGGAACAACTAGACGACCTGCAAACGCCTGTTGGCGAGACCGATCAGCCTACCGGAACGTCGGCACCAGCTCTGTTCGACGACGAGCACGAAGACCTCGAAACCGGCGCTGAAGGTGAGGGGAATCAGGAGGCTGGCGGTGCTGCGCCTGAGGCATTGGAAGTCGAAGATCCGGCTGCCCAACCCGCGGAAAGCCGCACGTTCCGCAAGCTCCGCGAAATCAGCAACGCTGCACTGAAGGACAAGCGCCGTCTCGAGCGTGAACTCGAGGAAATCCGCGCCAAGCTGCCGAAGCCGGAGCCGACGCTCGGCGCAAAGCCGACGCTGGACCAGTACGACTACGACGAGACGAAATTCAGCGAAGCGTATGACCTCTGGATGGAGCAAAAGGCCGCGATGGACGCCGCCGATCGCCAGAAACTCGACGCCCAGCGCAAGCAGCAGGAAGAACTCGACGCGTTCAAGGAATCATACGCCGCGCGGTCCAAAGCACTCGGCGTCGACGACTTCCAGGAAGCCGAAGCCGAAGTCGGCACGATGCTCAACCAGACGCAGAGCGGCCTGTTGATGCGCGGCGCCGACGATCCGGCCGCGCTGGTCTATGCGCTGTCGAAGTCGCCGGCGCGCCTGATCGAACTCTCGAAGATCGCCGATCCGGTCAAGTTCACCGTTGCCGTTGCCAAACTGGAGATTGCCTTGTCAGCCAAACGCCCATCCCGTCCCGCACCCGAAGCCCGCGTGTCGTCCGAGCGCAGCGCAACCGGTCACAGCGCAACCTCGAACGCGCTGGAAAAGCTCCGCGACGAAGCCGCACGCAACGGCGATTACAGCAAGGTCGTGGCTTACAAGAAACAGAACGGCATTAAGTAGGCTTCTATCGGTTAGGAGCACTTGATTAATATAACCGCAAGTAGTAGTCTTCTCGCAATTGCTGGTCGGAGTGCATAAGAGCACATTCCTCATGCTCTCCGGCCGCTAGCTTCACGTATCTCATCACATCGGCGCGATGGCGTTAGTCCTGGTGGATGCGAAATCGGTGGCCTCACGGCCATTCATTTTTCGTCTCTTGCTTAGGACTCGACACTATGGCTACGCCTCCCGCCGCTCCCTTTTTGCCCACGACGAATGCGTTTTCGAAAGAAGAGCGCGTTGCGTTCGAGCGTCTGCTCGAAGGCTTCCATGACCAACTGGTCATGTCGCAGGCAGTCACCGTTTTCCAGAACGACCAGACCATGATGGCGCGTGCCGGCGATATCATCCGGCGCCCGATGCCATACATCGCCCGCTCGTTCACCGGCCTCGACCAGACGGCCAACTTCAACGCGAAAACCCAGTTGACGATTCCGGCCGCGATCGACACGATCCGCAGCTCGCCGTGGGTGATGGACGCAACCGAACTGCGCGACGCGCTGCAGGAAAACCGCCTCGGCATGGCCGCCAAGCAGAAGATCGCATCGGACATCAACGTCGACGTGGTGAATGCGGTATCGACGCTGGGTTCGCTGGTGGTCAAGCGCACCGTCGCAGCAACCGGCTTCGACGATCTGGCGCAGGCTGATGCGCTGATGAACGAATCGGGTATCGACTACGACGGCCGCTACTCGGTGTTCGGCTCGCGCGATTACAACGCGATGGCCGGCAATCTGGCGTCGCGTGCGTACATCGTCGAAGGCCAGAAGGCTGCGAATGCGTACGAGATGGCAACCGTGGGCCGCCAGGTCGCAGGCTTCGAGCGCGTGCTGAAGGCTGACTATATCGCCCGACTGACGGCTGCGGCCGGCGTGACGGTGACGGTCAACGGTGCGAACCAGTTCACGACGCCGCGCGCTCTGGCGACCTCGCCGTCGGGCCCGCTGCAGTCGAACGTCGATAACCGCTTGCAGGCTCTGGCGATCACGGTCACGTCAGGCACCGTCAAGGTCGGCGACGCCTTCACGATCGCGGGCGTGAACAACGTCCATCCGATCACGAAGATCGACACGGGCCAGCCGAAGACCTTCCGCATCGTCGGCATTGTGTCGGGCGCGGGCGGCACCGGTACGGTCACGATCACCCCGGCGATCATCTCCGGCCAGGGTGGCACCGACGCCGAGCTGTCGTACAAGAACTGCACGGCAACTCCGGCGGCCGGCGCGGCGATCACGTGGCTCAACACGGTGGCCGCAGGCGTGAACTGCTTCTGGAAGAAGGAAGCCGTCGAAATCCTGCCGGGTCGACTCGCGGTGCCATCGGATCAAGGCCTCGCAGTGATGCGCGGCACGACCGACCAGGGCATCGAGATCGTGATGACCAAGCAGGCTCACATCGAGACGTACAAGTCGCTGTATCGCGTGGATGCGATGTACGGCGTATCCGTGACCAACACGGAGATGGCCGGCATCATGCTCTTCAACCAGACGTAAGCAAGCGAATCAGGAGCGTCCTGCGGGGCGCTCCGCTTACTTTGGGAGAGCACCATGGCAACGATCAGCGAGGCGCGTGCGCTTCCCTTCTTCACCGACCTGTACGGGCTGCCGCTCGAGTCCGGGTTCATCTATATCGGGCAGCCGGGACTTGATCCCGTTGCCTATCCCGCGGTTGTCACTTCCGATATTGCAGGCTCTACCGTTGTCGCTCAACCGGTGCGTACGACGCATGGCCATGCGGCAGTAGCCGGCGCTCTGATCCATCTGTTTTGCCCGGTTCCCTATTCGATCACCATTCTTGATGCGGCCGGTCGGCTCGTCTATGCATCGCTGAACGAGACCGACCCGGTTGTCGTCGCTATCGGATCTTCAAGCGTGCAGAGCGCTCCCGATCTGGCTGGCCTTCGTGCGCGATCGGGCTCGGCCACGAACCAGATATGGGTGACGGGATTCGGAATGTACGTCCTCAATCCGACCGATACCACATCGCCTGAAAGCATCCCGATGCTGATCGTCGGGAATGACGGATCTCGTTACAACCTGAGTTCCCAGTTCGTGAACGCCGGCTGGGTCAAGGTTACGGGAGTCGCCATCCCATCCAGTCAAGGCGGATGGCTTGGCACGGATGGCGCCGGAACGACGAAGCTCGTCAACAATCCAGGTGCGACGTCGGGCGGATTCAGGTTAAGCGTAAGCAGCCCGGACGGAACATCCGAGACGGGCATCATCACGATCTCGAACTCTGGCGCGATTGCCACCAACGGAAGCATCGCATCCCAAGGTGCGATGACTGCCGGCCAGAACATCACGACGGGCGCAGCACTGGTTTCCACCGGCGGAAGCGTTCTGCTGAACGCTGCGGCGAATCGTGGTCTCGTATATAGCCCCGGCCCCGACTTATACAGCCTGCCGTCGGCGAATCTTCTTGTGAACGGCTCCGTCGCAATGACGCAGGCTTCGCTCGCCACCAACCAGACTCTTTTCGGCGTCGGCTCTATCACCCTGACAAACGCGGGAGCGCCGCCGGCCAATCCGGGGACGTGGCTCGCGCTTGTGACGGGCCTTGGGCCAAGCGGTATTGCTCTTTTCGTGAGGACTGCATGATGGAATACAACTCGGTGAAAAATCCCGTGTGGTTCGATTCCGGTCACAAGATGATCTCGGTCGAAGTGGTGTTTCCGGCCATGAGTCAAACGCCCGTCAAGTTCAATGCATCGCCGGATGACTGCATGGACTATGGCCGCACGATGTATGAGGAACTCGTCTCCGGAAAATACGGCCCCATCGCTGAACCTTCGGCAGGTTAAATAAATGACAACGATCAATGATCTTGCTGTCGCATCGTCGATCAACTCGGCCGACAAGTTGCCGATCTGGCAGAACGCCAACGGCGTCACGCGCTCGGTCCCTGTCTCGGTTCTGGACGGTCGCTATCTGACACCGGACGACATCGCCAGCTTTGCTGTTAGCCCCACCACCGAGATTTTCATTTCCGATCTGCTGCCCAACCCGGATAACCTGCCGACGTTCACGGCCGGCACCACGCACGCACTGACGCTTGCCCACCAGTACTATTCGGCCTCGAATCTTGAGGTCCACTTCGACGCA